GTCGTTCCCTCTTTGCGACGGCGGCGCAGGCGGAGATCAACCTGATATTTGATTTTTCCAAGCTTCAAGGAGCGTCCTTCTCCCTGCGGGCGCCTTCGCATTCGCCTTTGTTCCTGAGTTCGTTTAG